CAGAATATGGTAAAATATTTTGGTGATGAATGGAAAGTTATTTTTGGAATTAATGAAGAGTAATTACATTTGAATTTTTCAAGTATTACTTACATATCTCATTTGACTTTATGGGAAGATCATTAATTTGGTCTTCCCTATTTATATGTCACGGAGAAGGTAATTACTTTGATGTGGCAATTTTTATATTTTATTTTATTATTTTAAGGAGTGTGTTTTTTTATGTATGATTTTTGTGATTTTATGAACGATTTTGAAAATGATTTTTTAGGTTTTGGTGAACCCCGTCTTAATTTCTATAATACCGGAAGAACAAAAGATTTGTGTCCGGTATTTATTAAGAAAGACAAACAAGATAAAGATTGTGAATATGATGTTTATGATGCTACTGTTCGTTCTGTTGGTGTGAATCCTTCTGATGTAAAAATTAATGTAAATGGGACTTTAATTACTGTATCAGGTGAAACAAAGACTGAAGATGATACTTATAATTTTAGTTGTGAAATTCCTATTGCCAAAGCTGTAATGGATAATGTTGAAAAGATTGAATGTCATAGTAAAAATGGTCTTTCTCATATTACATTAAAAGTAAAGAAGCCAGAACAGAAAAAGAAAATTGATATTGAAATTAAGTAATTGATTTGTATAGGAGTGTCATGCAATAGTGTGACACTCCTTATTTATGTTATATTAATAGGATAGGAACTATCCGAATTTACGCCTACGGACATTATGTAAGACTGAATTAGTCAGCAATGATGGTTGAAATAGGAATCACGCGACTTTAGTCGTGTGAGGTTCAACGGGCTAATGATAAAGACGATATGATTTCTATTTGGGAACAAAATAGCGATGGTAATATTAGGAATCATGAATGTTATAAGCTTGTTTCTAAAGAAAATTTAGCAAATAAATCACCTATTGAGGATGTAAAAAATAAATTAAATGAAATTGATAGTAAACTTGTATCTATTGCTAATGATAGCGAATCAAATAATTTGTCTGACAGTATTACATCCGAATGCGCTCAAATTCTTAGTTGTGTAAATAAGCTTTAATTTAATGGGGAGTCAAATACTCCTCTATTATATGTCACAGAGAAGGTAATTACTTTGAAGTGGCAAAATTTTATTTTATATTTTTAGGAGGTATTTTTTATGTTTAATGATTTTTTTGGTGACTTTTTTGGTGATGATTTTCTTGGTTTTGGTGAACCTCATTTAGATTTCTATAATTGTGCAGGTACAAAGGATATTTCACCGGCGGTATGGCGTAAGAATAAGTCTAATAATAATCCTAATTATGATGAATATGTTGCAATTTGTCGTAGTGTTGGAGTAAGGCCATCTGATATTAAAGTGGTTGTTCCTGATAATGAGAATGTTATTAAAATATCTGGTGAAACAAAGACAAATTGGGATACATATAATTTTAGCTGTGAATTACCTATTGCTAAAGCAATTATGGATAATATTGAAAAAATTGAGTGTAGAAGTGAAGATGGATTATCTTATATTACACTTAAAGTTAAAAAACCAGAACAAAAAAAGAAGTTTGATATTGAAGTTAAGTAATTAATTTTAGGAGCGGTAGGCAATAGCTTATCGCTCTTTTTATATGTAATTATCGAGGTAATGACTTGATAATTGCTAAATAGCAGCGTGGTTTTATTTCACATTTAAAAGGAGATGTTTACTATAGCAAGAGCAAGAAATTATAAAGATGATCCGAATTTCAAGAAACCGATATGTCCTTGTTGTGGTAAAACATATTCAAGGCAACAAGATTATTTTTTTAAGAATACACAAAGTCCATTATGGAAAGCAAACAATGGATTTATACCCATTTGCAAAGATTGTGTATTAAAAATGTATAATACATATAAATATGAATTAAATTCTTCAAGAGAAGCAATGAAAATTATTTGTGCTCGTTTTGATATGTATTATTCAGATGAAACTTTTGATAGTGCAACTAAATTGGGTAGTAATTTTTGTTCTTCATATTTTGCAAGGAAAAATGTGGGACAAAGTAAGAATAAAACATATATTAATAATGTAAAAGAAGAACTTGTAGATAAAGTAACATCTTTAGTAGATGCTGAAGATAAAAATGTTGATAGAGAATCAGTTGAATTTTGGGGAGCAGGATATAATTCAAAAGAATATAAAATATTAAATAATGAATACTCGAGTTGGGTTGTTAAAATTGGTGGAGAAGAAAAACTTGATAAATCATTAGAAACTGTTTTAAAACAAGTTTGTAAATTTGAAATTGATTTACAACGTGCAAGAGAAAAGAATGCAAAACCTACAGAAATTTCAGCTTTATCTAAATCATATCTTGATTGTCTTGCTTCTGCTGGATTGAAGCCAAGTCAAGAAGATAATACAAACATAGCAGAAAGTAATTCTTTAGGTTCTTTAATTGAAAAGTGGGAAGAAACAGAACCTGTCCCGAAACCGTCTAAAGAATTTGAAGATGTTGATGGTATTAAAAAGTACATTGATATTTGGTTTAAAGGGCATCTTGCAAAAATGTATGGTATTCAAAATGATACAGAACGAGAATATGAGGAAGAGATTAATAAATATAAAGTACAATCCCCTGAAGATGATAATATATGAAAAATACTATAATAAATAATCAAGTACAATCTAAAATGAATAATTTAATTCAATGGGTTAGTTATTATAGAGCTAATATACATAGATTTGTAGAAGATTATTTTAACATTAAATTAAAATTATTTCAAAAAATCATTATTAAAATGATGGATTGCAATATGTTTTTTCTTTTTTGGGCAGCACGTGGTATTGGTAAAACGTTTTTAATTGCAGTTTATTGTTGTGCAAGATGTATCTTATATCCGAGAACTCATATTGTAGTAGCAAGTGGTAGTAGAGATCAAGCGAATTTAGTAATAGATAAAATAATTAATGAAATTAAAAATATTAAAGGATGTTATTTATTAAGAGAAATTGCAGATTGGAAATTAAGCCCATCTGAATCTTATGTTAAATTTCATAATGGTTCATTTATAGAAGTATGTACGTCTAATGATCATGCTCGTGGACATAGATGTCAAATTTTGGTAGTTGATGAATTTAGACTTGTTGATAAAGATTTAATTCAGGATGTTTTGCAACCATTTTTAGCAGTTCCTCGTCAACCTGCTTTTTTGGAAACAGAAAAATATAGAAACCAAAAAGAAAAATATCTTGAAAGTAATAAAGAAATATATATGTCAAGCGCATATTATAAAGCACATTGGAGTTATGATTTTGGTAAAATGTATCTTAATTCTTTTTTACATGGTAGAGATTATTTTATTTGTGGACTTCCTTATCAACTTGCACTTGAAGAAGGATTGACAGACAAAAAACAGATTATGAATAAAATGCAAGAAGAAGGTTTTTCTCCTACAAAATGGGCAATGGAAAGAGAATGTATATTTTTTGGAGAAAGTGATTCTGCATTTTTTAATTATAATGATTTAGATCGTATGCGTATTTTAGAAGTGCCAATTTACACACAAGATGTATATAATTGTCTTAATGTTAGTGATAAGAAATATAAATATCCACTTAAAAAGGCGGGAGAAATTCGTGTATTAACAGTAGATATCGCAACTATGGGTGGTAAGGCAAACGATGCTACTGCCATTTTTATGATTCAATGTGAACCGATTGGTAAAGATCAGTTTAGACAATATCGTAGGAATGTTTTATATGCCAACACATATGAAGGTGGAAATACAGCTATTCAGGCATTACAAATTCGTAGACTATATGAAGAGTTAGAATGTGATTATCTTGTTATCGATGCTAATGGAAACGGTATTGGCGTATATGATTTATTAGTTCGTGATATTTTAGATAAAGAAAGATTATTAACTTATAATGCATTATCTTGTATAAACAGTGAAGTAATGGCTGAACGTGGAGCAAGTAATATTGTTGATTATAACGCTCCGAAAGTTATTTATGCAGTTAAGGCAAACGCACAATTTAATAGTGATTGTGCAACTATGCTTAGAGATGATTTTAAACAAGGAAAAATTCGTTTACTTTTAAATGATGAAGATGGTGAACGTTTATTAAAATCTCATAAATGGTTTTATGATTTAGATTCTAAAATGCAAACAAAATTATTATTGCCTTATGTTCATACCCATTTATTAATAGATGAGATGGTGAACCTTGAAAGTGATATTAAAGATAATAATGTTAGATTAAAAGAGCAACCAACAAAAAGAAAAGATAGATATTCTGCAATTTCCTATGGAAATTACTTTATTAAGTTACTTGAAAGGAAATTAGTAAGGCCACAACATAATTATTCCAATATTTCTTTTAAATTTCGTCGTCCACAGATTATGACAATGTAAATTATATTTTTTTAAGTGAAAGAAGGCGATTTAATATTGTCAGAAAAAGAACAAAATAAAGCTACTTCATCTCCCCCACTTACAAAGGAACAAATATATCAAAAGAATCTTGAAAGAATTAGCAGATTAAATTTTTCTCGACTTTCAAAAACAATTGTTCAGGATTTAATAAATAATCGTAAAGAAAGTGTATTGCTCACAAAATACCCAAAAGAAAAGGTTGTTGAATTTCTTTCTAAACCTCAACAGTGTGAAAAGCAAATTAGAGATATGAGTATATTCCTTTATGCTAATTCAAGTCAATATCGCCGTTTATGTAATTATTTTAGCAAATTGCCTACATTTAATTATTATATTGCTCCTTATAATTTACCTAAAAATTATAATAAAAATTCATTTCTTGTAAATTATCAAAAAGTAGTAAGTTTACTCGAAAAATTTAATTTTAAATCCCAATTAGTTAAAATTTTTAATATATGTTTTTATCAAGATATTTTTTGTGGATTATATTTTGAAACACAGGATTCCTTTGATATTGTACCAGTAAATCCAGATTTTTGTAAAATTTCATCTAAGGAAGATGGATGTTTAATATATAGTCTTGATTTTGATTATTTTAAGACACGACAATATCTTCTTGATTCATATGGAACTACAATAAAACAGATGTATTATGCTTATACAGGTTATCAAGAAATTGTAAATGGTAAAAAAGGTAAAAAAATTAAAGGTAATTCTAAATTAAGATGGCAAGAACCACCTAATCAAATTTGTATTAAAGTTAATGAAGATCAATTGTTATATTCTTTTCCACCTTTTGCAGCTATTTTCCCTGATATATTAAATCTTGAAGATTATAAATTAATTACTAAAACAGGTGAAATTTTAGACCATTATAAGATTATTGCATTACAGATTCCAGTTAATGATAATGGTGAATTTACATTAGATAGTGATATATGTGATAAATATTATAATCAAGTTTGTGCGAATGTCAATTCTCAAGTTGGAGTAATTCAAACACCTATGAAAATGGATTCTGTAAGTTTTCAAAATACGACTACAAAAGAAAATAATGCTGTACAAAATGCAGAAAAGGAATTATTTACATCTGCTGGCTCATCCATTAATTTATTTGGTGGTGAAAATACATCAAGTTCAAGTTTGGCATTATCAATTAAAAATGATCAGTCTATTTCTTTTGCATTACTTCGTCAAGTTGAAAATTGGGTAAATAAATATATTAAAAAAATGAATTTACCATATGATTTTAAAGTACGTTTTTTAAATCAAAGTATTTATGATGAAGATGATGTTTGTAAACGTTATCAAGGGGCGGCAACATATGGTGTAAGCGGAGCAAGGTCTTTATATGCTGCTTCGTTAGGATTAAGTCCTTCTGATGTCATGAATATGAGTAGTCTTGAAGATAATTTAGGATTTGCGGCAGATTGGATACCTATGCAATCATCTAACACTATGAGTTCATCTAATGATTTAGGTGGAAGACCAACTAATCAAAGTAAGGGCAAACAATTAACAGAAGCAGGACAACAAACGCAAGATACAGATCAAAATGATAATCGTTAATAAGGTGGTATTTTTATGAATCTTATTAAAATATTAAATTCTGATATTGCTAATAAATTAGTAATGTTGGGTTTTAAATATACTAAAGAGAAAATAGGAGATAAAACTTGTTATGTTTTTATTCAAACAAATGATTTAATGAATAAATTAAATACAAGTTTTTCTAAGAATGATTTTTTCATTGATAAAACTATGAATTTTTGATTTATTAATGAGAAAGGTGGTGAAAAATGAATAAAATCTTAACTTTAAATTATATTGTAAAACCAATTAAATTTGAAAAAATAAATGATGAATTTACAAAATGTCATTGTTATATTATGGCACTTGGTAAAAATAGAAATTTTTCATATTTTACCAAAGATGCTGTACAAAATGCAATTCCTACTTTGTTTAATATTCCTGTTGTGGCGCATATAAAAACAAAAGCAGATGGTACTCCTTATACTGGAGCACATGATAGGCAACTTATTATAGACGACGACGGAGTACAATTTGTAGATCAAACAGTTCCATTTGGATTAGTGCCAGAGAGTTCTAATCCTGTTTTTGAAGATGTAACAGAATCTGATGGTACAATAGCGACTTATCTCACAGCAGATATTATTTTGTGGAGTGGACGTTATTCAATTATGGATGCAAAGTCAGATGATCCGTCTACATATTTTAATCAGAGTATGGAAATTACAATTAATACTTATGAACCTTTAGCGGAAGATAATAACTATACAAATATTACTGATTTTACTTTTTCAGCTTTATGTTTATTAGGTAGAGATATAAAAAATCCTGAATATAATTCTGAACCATGTTTCCCTTCTGCAAGAGTTACACCTATACAATATAGTTTAAATGATAATTTCAAAAAAGAATTTTCATTAATGATGAATGAATTCAAAAAAATATCTGTAAAGGATGGTGATAAAGGATTGGCAGAAAATAATAACATGCAAGAATTTTCTGTTGGGGATAAACTTGGTACAGAAGATAAAATCGATATTGATAATACCAAAGATTCTGCTAAAAATTCTAATAGTTGGAAAAACCCGGGTGCAACATTTTTAAATAAATGTCTTAAAGCGAGTAACCATAAAGCACTTGTTAAAGAGGCATATGCTGTAATTCCAGAGGATATTTCTGGAGATATTTCAATTAATGATGT